GTAGAATCAGTTACACAAATTGATGCTGCAAAAACTTTATCAGATAAAGTTTTAAAATTAAAAGATTTAGAAGACGAGATTGCTAACGCAGAAGAAAGTATTAATAAATTAAAAGAACAAGCAAGAATACTTTCACAAGTAGAAATTCCTATTATGATGCAAGAAATGCACATTACAAAATTAAAGCTAAAAGATGGTGAGTCTGTAGAAGTAAAACCTTTTTACAGTGCAGCTATCATTCCTGAAGTTCAGGAACAAGCTTTTACATGGCTTCGTAACAACGGCTTAGGTGATATCATTAAAAATGATATCACTGTTACCTTTGGTCGTGGCGAAGATAACAAGGCGGCACAATATGCTGTCCTTGCGCGAGGTCAGGGGTTTGAGCCAGTCCAGAAAGTTGGCGTTCATTCCCAGACACTCAAGGCTGTGGTCAGAGAGCGTATCGAATCTGGACGTGATATGCCCTCTGATCTATTTAAAACGTTTGCAGGTAACCAGACAAAAATAACTAGGAGATAATCGATGCAAGAAACGAGAAACGAGAAACAAGTAGCAATAAAGAAAGACGCGCCGTTGCCTTCAACAATACTGTTTGAAGGAGATGCGCACGCAGGTTTTGAAAATGTAAGACAATCAAGTGTTGCCTTACCTATTTTAAAACTTTTACAAAACGGATCAGCAGAAGCACAGAAGCGAAACCAAGCTTATGTGGAAGGTGCTGAACCGGGAATGCTGTTAAATACTGTAACTAAAAAAGTATATGACGGCGGCAAAGGAGTTGATGTAATTCCTTGTCATTATAAATTGGAGTATCAAGAATGGTCAGATTTTGGAACAGGCTCAGGAAGACCTGAACAAATATACCCAGATACTTCTGACATCTTAACTAAAACTACAAAAGATCAAATGGGTAAAGATAGATTACCAAACGGTAATTATATTCTTACAGTTGGTCAACATTTTGTAATTGTATTAAGTGGAGATGGTACTACAGAAACTGCTCTTATATCTATGAGTTCTTCTCAAGGTAAAATTAGTAGAAAATGGAATACTATGATGATGCAAATTACTTTAGAAGGTAAGAGTGGTTTATATACTCCTCCATCATTTAGTCACATATACAAAATAAATACTATATTGAATTCCGGTAAAGGAAATCAATGGTATGGATACAACATTACAAAAGTTGGTCCTGTGGGTGACACTGCTATGTATGAAAGAGCAAAACAGTTCTATCAAAGTTTAGCAAATAATAAGTAAATACTAAGTGGGGTGATAGAAATATCACCCCAATACATTGAGAGTGGATATGTTAGAAAGGTTTAAGCAGATATTTTCTGGTCTTGAAACTTCTTACGGTCAAACAAAAATGACTGGAGAAATTAGAGATGATGGAAAAAATGAAGCAGAATCAGTAACAGCACATAAACCTGTAACAGATATGTTATGGCAAAAACATTTAAATGGTGAATTTCCAGCATTAGGAATTGTTCCTATTAGGCAAGACAGTAGATGTAAATGGGGATGTTTAGATGTTGATGTTTACGATTTAGATCACAAAGAATTAATTACAAAAATAAAAAATAAAAATTTACCCTTAATAGTTTTTAAATCTAAATCAGGAGGTGCACATATATTTTTATTTGTAAAAGAATTTGTTCCAGCATCTTTAGTTAGAGAAAAATTAAAAACAATGGCAGCAATGTTAGGCCATGCCGGTAAAGAATTATTTCCAAAACAAGATTATATACTTGCAGATAAAAACCAAGTTGGTAGTTGGTTAAATGTTCCATATCATGGTGGTGATGAATCTGTAAGACGCGCGCTAGGAGATGACGCAGAACTATTAACTTTAGAAGAGTTTTTTAAATTGTATGATAAAAAAGTTTTATCTGAAAAAGATTTAATACAATGGAAAGAACTTATAACAACAGAAAATGAAGATTTATTTGAAGCTCCACCTTGTTTAGTTACATTATTATCTGACAAAGTTCCTCAAGGTAAAAGAAATGACACTATGTTTAATGTTGGTGTTTACTTAAGAAAAAGATTTCCAGATTCATGGAAAACTAAATTACATAGTTATAATTCAAAATATATGAATCCACCAATAGATGATAATAACCTTGAAAATACAGTTATTAAATCTTTGTTAAATAAAGATTATCGTTATAAATGTAAACAAGAACCTATTAGAAGTTTTTGTGAATCAAAGATTTGTGTTAAAAGAAAATTTGGTGTAGGAGAAAATGTTCCAACACCGGAAATAGAAAGAATAGAAAAATATCCATCACATCCAACAATTTATATTGTTTATCTTGATGGTAAGCCAGTTGAAGTAGACAGAGCTACACTTCATGAATTTGATAAATTTTCTATGGAAGTAATGGATCAATTAAATCAAGTGTTAATGCCAATAGGTAAGATGATTTGGAAAAAACTGTTACATAAAATTATGTCCAATAAAGATACATTTAAAATATTAGAAGTTCCACAAGCAGCAAGACTTGACTATCAACTAAAAGAATTACTAGGAGATTTTTTAACAAGAGCAACTGGTAAAAGCATGGAAGATGTTAAAAGAGGAATTCCATTTACAGAAAATGGTTATAGTTATTTTAAATATCAAAGTTTTGATAAATATTTAAATAGAACTAAGTCATGGAGTTTGCCAAAAGCAAAGACGCAAAAAATGTTGGAAGATGTTTTTAAAGCAAAAGAAGATTTTCCAAAATTAGAAGAGAAGACAATGAGAGTGTGGAAAGTTGAAACAATAAATGTTGAGAAACCAATTATTACGAACAACAAATTAAAGGAGCCATCATTTAAATGAGTAGAACAATTATTCCAGGACCTCCAGGAACAGGTAAGACATATCATTTAATAAATAATTATTTAAAAAAAGAAATTGAAGAACATAAAATTTCTGCAGATAAGATTGCTTATTTAACTTTTAGTAACGCTGCAACTAATGAAGCAAGGAAAAGAATATTATCTGCGTTTCCTACTGTTAAAGATTTTCCATTCATATGTACAATGCATTCCTTAGGAACAAGACAATTAAATATAGATACAAATACACAATTACTTAAAGATGAAAAATGGAATGCATTTAAAAATTTTTCACAGATATGCAAAGATTTATCTTTTGATTCATATTTTGATCCTTACACAGAAACTACTACATATAAAAATGATCACATGAAAATTATTGAATACTCAAGATGTAAAAAAATATCTATCATGGATGCTGCAATAGAATTAGATAAACAATATAGTGTAGATACATGGTTAACAGAACAAATTGATGCCGATTTAAAATCATACAAGAAACAAACCGGGATGATTGAGTATTCCGATATGATTAAACAGTTCATTGAGAAAGACAAATGCCCTCCACTCAGCGTTGTCTTTTTGGATGAAGCACAGGATCTGAATCCTCTGCAATGGGAAATGTTCAATTACATTGAATCACGATGTGAGCGATCATACATTGCAGGGGACGACGATCAAACGATCTATACGTTTCAAGGTGCTGATCCAAATATATTTATAAATTTAAAAGGAGATGTGGATGCAAGAATTGAATCAAGAAGATGTCCAAGGGTCATACATAGAAAAGCATTAGACATATTGCAACATGTAGAAAATAGAATGATTAAGAGTTGGTTACCTAGAGATGCAGAGGGTAAAATTTTTGAAGATCAAACATTAGATAATATTGATTTTAGTAAAGATGAGTGGATGATTATTGCAAGAACAAATCAAATGTTAAATCCAATCAAAGCACATTTAACTAATTTAAATTTAAGATTTGATAGTAAGACAAATACTTTATTATCAGATGAATTATTAGAGGCCTATCAAGTATGGAATAGACTAAATCAAGGTGCAACTGTTGGCGCTGAAGAGGCTAAGTCCGTGTACAAAGTATTAAATTACAACATGAAACATGTTGATTATGGATTTTCTAGTGGCAAATCGTTAGATACTGTAGACTTTGTAGACATTGATGATCTAATGTTAAATCACGGGTTACGAGTAACGGGAAGCTGGGAGCAATTAAATTTTAAAGAAGATACAAAATCATATATTAAATCATTATTAAGTAGTGGTGATGATTTATTTAAACCTGCAAGAATTAAAGTATCCACAATACATGGTGTAAAAGGTGAAGAATGCAAAAATGTAATCTTATATACAGGAATAGAAAAGATTATATATGATGCAGCATTAAGAAATCCTGATCCTGAACATAGATTGTTTTTTGTGGGTGTAACACGTGCAAAAGAAAATCTCTATATCATGCAACCAGATATGGATGATTATTATAACTATACAATAGGAGATCCAATACTATGAGTAACAAAACATTCTTTAAACAAATTGGGGGGGCTCATTATAAAACAATGCGGATACAGCCTTCTCACTTTATAAATGAAAATAATTTACCTTTTGCAGAAGGTAATGCAATTAAATACATTTGCAGACATAAATTAAAAGGTAAGAAAGAAGATATACTAAAAGCAATACATTATTTAGAAATGATAATCGATAGAGATTACAATAATGTTTAGAGGAAGAAAAAAAATGATATTTCATATGGGGTTATTAACCTGCATGTGTGTACTTTGTTATTTGATTATGATATTATAAATGATGTTTGAAGCTCAGAAAGAATGGATTTGTCCAGAAAATTATCCCGATCTAAAAGGATATAAATACATTGCAATAGATTTAGAAACTAAAGATCCTGAATTAAAATCAAGAGGATCAGGAGCAGTATCCGGTAAGGGCAACATTGTTGGTATTGCCTTAGCAGTAGAAGGATGGTCCGCATACTATCCAATTGCACACGAAGGTGGGGGTAATTTAGAAAAAGAAAAAGTAATGGCATGGATTAAAGAAGTTTGTGAATTGCCTAATGTAAAAATATTTCATAATGCAATGTATGACGTGTGCTGGCTTCGAGCGGCGGGGATCCGAATCAAAGGACATATTGTAGATACAATGGTTATGGCATCATTGATTGATGAGAATAGATTATCTTACACATTAAATAGTATTTCATATGAATTTTTAGGTGAAGTAAAAGACGAGAAGACATTGATTGAAGCGGCTCAATCATGGGGAATAGATCCTAAATCTGAAATGTATAAACTTCCTGCAATGTATGTAGGTAATTATGCAGAGAAAGATGCAAAGTTAACATTAGAATTATTTAAAGTTTTATCACGCGAGATACAAAAACAAAATCTACAAAACGTATTTGATTTAGAAACACAATTGTTCCCATGTTTAATTGATATGAAATTTAAAGGTGTAAGAATTGATACAGATAAAGCACAACAATTGAAACTACAATTAGTAAAACAAGAGAATGAATTATTATTAAAAGTAAAACAAGAAACAGGGATAGAAGCGCAGATTTGGGCAGCAAGAAGCATTGCAGAAATTTTTGATAAATTAAAATTAAGTTACGAAAGAACTGAGAAATCATCTGCACCATCTTTCACTAAAAATTTTTTACAAGAACACAAACACCCTATAGTCCAAATGATTGCTAAAGCAAGGGAAATTAATAAAGCTCATACAACTTTTATAGACACAATTTTAAAATTTAATTACAAAGGAAGAATACATGCTGACATCAATCCAATAAGATCAGATCAAGGTGGAACTGTTACCGGTAGATTCTCTTATGCTAATCCTAATCTCCAGCAGATACCAGCAAGAAACAAGGAACTAGGACCTATGATTAGATCGTTATTTTTACCAGAAATTGGACATAAATGGGGTTGTTTTGACTATTCACAGCAAGAACCAAGACTTGTTGTACATTATGCGGCAACAACTGAACCAATTTGTTTTGATGAATCAGTTACAAAAATAGTAAATGAATTTAAAAACAATCAAGCAGACTTTCATAAAACAGTTGCTGATATGGCAGGTATATCTAGAACTCAAGCTAAAACAATTAATCTTGGATTATTTTATGGAATGGGAAAAGCAAAATTACAAGCTGAACTTGGATTAAATACAAAAGCAGAAGCTGAATTATTGTTTAATCAATATCATAACAACGTTCCATTTGTAAAAGAACTAATGAATAAGACATCTCAGTTTGCACAAACTTCAGGATCAATTGGAACTTTACTTGGTCGTCGTTGTAGATTTAATAAATGGGAACCAGCAACATTTGGTATGCATACACCCATGACATTTGAAGAAGCAGAAAGAACTTATGGGCGTGGAAGAATAAGAAGAGCTATGACTTACAAAGCATTAAATAAATTGATTCAAGGGTCAGCAGCTGATATGACTAAGAAAGCAATGTTGGATTTATACAGTGAAGGAATCATTCCTCACATACAAATTCACGATGAATTAGATATTTCTGTTATAGATGACAATCAAGCAAAGAAGATTGTAGAAATAATGGAAAGCGCCGTTACTTTGGCAATTCCCAACAAAGTAGATTACGAAAGCGGTGAAACGTGGGGAGATATTTATGGTTGATTATGTCTTATTTAAATGCAAACATACCACCCATATACTGTAAAATACGAAGGGAGTATTTATATGACTTACGAGAACATAAAGGCGAAGTTGAAGATTGTGTGGTCTTTGCTAT